CCTCAGATCAGCGGCGCTGGTCGCGGTGACGTCGATCCTCATCGCCGTTCGCGATAGCAGCTTTGTCCGCTTCTTCGAACTCGGCGATGTATCCCTGGATCTCGCGAAAGGCCCAGACGAGCCGTTCAGGCTGGTCTAGGAAACAGCGGCCGTCTGGCCATTCTTCCGGCGCCCCTCCTTCGACCGCCCGCTTTTGCCGCCGCGCGAGCGCGACGATCCTCCTGATGTGAGGGGTGACCCGGTATTGCGGGCTGGTGTGATAGACGACGTCGTCGAATTCCCATCGCTGATCGCCAAATCGCCGCTCGAGTTCAGCAAACCATTCTGGCTGGAGTTCGTATCGAGCGGCGAGTCGAAGTTTTTTCTTAGAGCCTCCGGCGCGCCAAACTGGTTCTTCACCGCCTGGCGAATTTCATCCCATGCGGTTGGCGCTCCCTGATCCGACAGGAACTGGCGGACCGCCTCGATCGAGGATTCGAGCAGGCGGTCCATGTCGTCGTGGGCCGCGCAGACTTCGATCTCGCCGAATTCGCCGCTGCGGTCGACGCAGTTCTTCCACCCCTTGAGGAACAGGCGGATCGTCATGTCCTCCTCTTCCTGCTGCGACACCATGAAGCGCGCCTGGAACGATCGGTAGCGCTCGTGGCGGTCAAGCGCGTCGCTGATGATGCGGGCCTGGCGCGCCTGTTCACGCATCGAGAACGGCGCCTGCGGAATGGGCTCCTGCGGCAGGTCCTTCTTGACGCCCATGCCGAGGTCGAAGATGCGCTGCGCTTCGCGGATTTGCCACGCCTGCGTCAGCTCGTCGTGGATCTCCGCCTTGGTCCAGAAACCTTCGAGGAAAGCGGCTTCTTCCTCCGCTTGCGCTTCATCGTAGAGTTCGAACAGTGCGTCGATGAGGATCGCCCTGCCCATCGGCACTGTAGCCGGAATGAGGCCGCGCTGGAAAAGGATCGCGGCCATCTTGTCGCGGATGGCGAACGTCGGCACGCGGATGAAGAAGGTCGGCGGATTTTCCTGGCCTTCGAAGGCGCTCGGGACGAATTCAATCGTCTCCATACCGCTCAGCGGAATCATGTTGCTCATAAGCTTAGGCTCCCGGCGTTCAGATGTGACACCAAACGACGGGAGCCTGCTCCCTGTCAAGCCGCTGGACCCACGGCTTGCCCCGGAAGGCTCCTAATAGCGAAGGGCAGAGACTGTTGCCAGCCTCTGCCCCTCTACCCTTCCGCTGCCGACAGCGCGAACAGCAGGGGCGGGTCGCCCCGCGGTATCTCTTAGTAGAAGACGGTCAGCGCCATGCTCTTGTCGAGATCGGTCGGGTTGCCGTTGCCGGTCAGCGACACATAGCCGTTGCGATCGCCGACATTCTGCGGGTCGAGGACCATGTTGGGTACGGCAAGTAGGAAACGATTGCCGATGCCGGCACCCCAGATGCTCTCGACCCCGATGATCGTCTGGTTGTTGATGCGCGCCTCGATATCGAAATCGGTGATGTTCATCGCGTTCAAGTCGAGTTCGACCGTCCGCGACCCGGAGAGAATGTCGTAGCCGTCCTGGCCCGGGTCGACGTTGGCGTTCGACGCGGCGCCGGTGTCGGCCGTAGCTCCGATGCGCAAATTGGCATGCCCGAGCTTCACCTTGTCGAGGGCGAACTTGCCGCCGCGGTTCGCCGGCGGCGTCACCGACAGGATCGACTGCGGAATGGTGGGCGTGGTGTCGTCATACTTGGCGACCAGGATGCCCTTGAAGGTGAACTCGATCGACGGGAACGACGTGTTCTGCTCGTTCGCGACCGGCGCATTCACGTTGAAGCTCTGAACGACGCAGTCGCGATAGTCGTACCTGGTCTTGTCGCGCCACACCGAGATCGAAAGGATCGGCGGCGCAGTCGTCAGCGTGCCGAGCACATAGGAAAGGAACGCGGGAATGGTGTAGCTGACGCCGGTGCCCGGCGCGGTAACCGTTTCGCCGATGACGGCAGTCTTGCTCGATCCGGTATAGTCGAAGATCGCAGCGGTACCCTTGACCGTGCCGACCGTACCGATTGCCGCCGTCTGCAGCGGCGCACCGAGCCAGAAATCGTCGACCGAGGATTCGCCCGCGCCCAGCACGATGCTGGTCGTGGTGGACCCCGCCTGGGTTGTTCCGGTGACAGCGGTGCCGTTGCGCGTTTCGGTAAAGCCTGCGGCGCGCAGCGCACGGCCAGGGACCCAGGCGCCGGCCGCCGGCGGGGTCGCGCCGCCGGGCCCGCGCAGGGGCAGCGTGAAGCCAATCGTCTCGGTCCGGCCGAGATAGATGCGGTTGACGTCCCAGATGGTGCCGGAGAGCGTCGGATCATTCGCCGAATACATATCGCCGGTGTTGGTGAGATCCGACACAGCGACTAGGTCGGTCGTGGTGTTGGGCGCCGTAAAGGTGCCGGCGACCGACTGAATGACGATTGCGACCGCGGCAATCTTCGAACGATGGTTCCAACTCATGTCGCTCGCCTTCCTTCCCTAAAACGTCTTATTCGCCGTCGCCGGCCGGAATTTCGGTGGTCGTGCCCGGCTCGCCGCTCTCGGCATCCTCCGCCGGCACTGACGGAGCGTCGGCGAGCGGTTCGGATTCCTCGACCGACAGGACCTCGCTGCTGCTGCCTGAGACCGGCTGGCCGCCACTCACCAGGGTGCCCTCTTCAGCGCTGGCCGGATCGAAGACCTGGCGCTTCTCGGTGACCACGACCGCGCCCACGGTCTCCTTGTTCTTGCCAGTGCCGACTTCGCTGCCGGGCGCGATCTGCACTTCGGCGTCGACGAACTTGTGACCTGGAATAGCGCCGGCGGCAGCCCCGCGCGTGTGCGCGGCATCGGTCCGCGCATTCTCGATCGCCTTGCCGACCTCGGCGTCGCGCTTGTCGGGATGCACGGCGGCGGCGCGCTCGAGCCCCTTCTGCAACGCTTCGCGGTCGAACGATCCGCCCGAAGGCAGTGAAACCGGAGCGTGCTTGGCCGCTTCCTGGGCCGCGCGATCGCCGGCGGATAGTGCAGAAGACTTTTTCGAGGTCGGCTTCGCCATGATCTCATTCCCTCTCGAGCAATTCCATCGGGTCCCAGGAACTGGTGCGGTATATCACATTTATCCTGCCGACCAACCGCCCATCATCGTCCGGCAGTTCTTCGTCATCGTCAACAGAAACCTCCTGCACCCAATCGCACATGCGGCCAAGATCGGTCGTATCGCGCAAAGGGTCGAGGCAGGCCGCGCGCAGCAGCTGCGAAGCGGTCTTGAGCACGAACAAGAGATCATCGAGGCCGGACGGGTCATATTCCTCGATCGCGGTTTCCATCGCCGCATTGGCTTCGGCGGAAGCCTCTGTCTCGATCTGAAGATCGACGATCAGATCCAACGCCAGCACCATGACCAGTTCGTCGCTGCTCGCCGGCACTGAGCCATCATCCGCCGGCTCATCGGACACGAACGCGATCGCAAGGCATGGCCGCTCTTCGCGCGACGTATAGCGGTTCCGCGCCCAGCGAAGCTTCAGGTCAGGCTTGGCGACGAGGCCGGCGAGATCCCCATCGATCAGTCGCTGCCGCACGGCATACATGAGCTTGGTGGCGGGCGCTTTGGGGTTGGCCATGCGCTACACCTTCTGCAGGTCGATGAGCCAGTAGCGGCCATCGCGCATGGGATTGCTGCTCACCGGCCGATAATTGGTTCCAGTCCCGAGAATCGCGTCGCACTGGATGCGGTCGGTCAGCGCAGGCTTCGCCACCTTTTCCATTGCGATGCGCAAGCGCCAGCCGCCCTGGGCCTCGTCTGATCCTCGCCAGCCCGCGGGCGGTTCGACCGGAAATACTCTCGCCTTCATGTCGACGAACTCGCCGCCGTTGACGCCATCGACAGCGTACCGAATCAAGTCGCCGAGGCGTTCGTCCGCCTCGGCGCTCAATCGATCGGCGTGGACCGAGAAATCGGCCACGATATCGGGTTACTCGCTCTTCGCGGGAGCCTTGGCGGTCTTCCCCTTGCCGGAAGCCGGCGCCTCTTCCTCGCTCGCTGGCGCCGCGGTCGCGTCGGCGACGTTCATCGTCCGAGCGCCGCCCTGGCCGGCAAGCTCCTCGACGGGGCGTTCGAAGGCCGTCGAGGAACGGGTGGCAAGGCCGGTGGTGGCCTCGACGCTGTTCTCCGCCTCGGCGGACTCTTCGGTCAGGCGGGCGGCGCGGTCGCCGACGGTTTCGCCGCTGTCATCGGCATCCGGCAGCTTGCCGTCATACGGCTCGGCATAGCCTTCCTTTTCGAGGAAGACTGCATCGCTCGCCGAAACGTAGGGATAGCGAGCCGCGACGTCCGCTTCCTCGCGATCGTCGCCATGAAGGATGACGGCGGTCGTCGGGCTGTTGACGGTGAACAGCCGGAGAGCCTTCATCTGCACATTGCCGAAACGGTCAGCCATGTCTCGTTACCTCTTTTCCAAAGCCTGGCATTACGCCGAACGTCCCTTGAGCAGGCCCTGCGGGAAGATGCAGGCATAGAGCGGGTAGTTGCGGAAGAAAATGTCCACATACTCCTGCATCTGCTCGCGCGGATCCGGCTGGAGAATGAGATAGGCCTTCTGGCCCTTGGTGTTGACGTCGCGGATGCGCTCGCCAGGCGACCAGTAGACGCGGAAGACGTCGGTGGCGCCGACGGGGAAGAAGCGAGCTTTCTCCGCGCCGATCGCGATCTCGCCGTTCACGGTGCCCATGTAGTTGATCCAAGTGACCCCACCGAAGTCGACTTGGCCCCAAGCCGTCGTGCCGAACACGCCGTTGTTGCCGGTGCCCAGCCGGCCGTTCATCAGTGCGGCGGCGAACGCGGCGTCGGCCGTGGCGCGAGCCGCGACAATCGCACGCATGTCGGCGTGAGCGATCAACTTGCTCCAGAACGCGTCACCGACCAGCGCATGAATGCGCGTGCCCGGGTTGAGCCGGCCCTGAAGGGCGCGGCGCATTGGGCGCGCGACATTGTCTTCAATGAACTGCTGGAGCGTGCCGGCCGCGATGCTGGCGAAGTCGAAAAAGATTTCCGCTGGCTCGGTGACCCCAAACTCGGTCCAGAAGTTGCGGACGACGGTCGTCCCGTCGGCATCGAGGATCTTGCCCTGGAGCGCGCCGAGGCGGTGATTTTCGTGCGTATACTCATTATTCTGGCGGAGCTGCGAAGAGCGCTGCGCAATCTCCTCGGCCATCCCGCGAAGCTGCTGGGCGGATCCAAGCGGCATCGAGATCAGGTCCTGGATCTCGTCGGACTTCATACGATCGCGCTGTGACAGCCGATAGGTGCGGAGGGTCCGGAGTTCGGAATAGCCGCGGGTCGGCAGCGGATCAGGAGCGCCGATTTCCGAGGTCGGGACCATCTGAATGACGCCGCTCTCGGTCCACACTTCGACCGTGCGGGTCCTGATCGGCCTGTCGTCAAACAGGTTCAGACTGCCGAGGTACGACGGAATATAGGGAATGTTCGGCGCGACGCGGTCGAGCGTGGTCGCCGTGAATGCGTCGTTCCTGAAAATGGAGAGAATTTCTTCCATCGTGCCTACCCTTTTCCCTCGACCCTAGTAGCGGACCAGCACGCCCTGCGCGGCAGCGGAGGCTTCGAAAGCCGTCTGCTGCCCCGAGTTGAGCGCGTTGATGTAAGTGAGTTCGCGTCCGTTGACTTCGCAGTCGCGAACATGCGCGACGGCGCGCTGGGTCGCGGTGTTGATCGCGCGGCGCTCATAAAGGATGCCGGCGAAGTTCTGCGTGCCGTCGGCGCCGGCCGGGTTGTACGGAGCGTACAGACCGCTCGCCGTAATCTTGCCCAAGGCCGTGCCCGAGGGGAGATCGACCGCCGTGATCGCCAGCGTAATCTGCTCGCGCGAACGGGCATAGTTGGCCTCGCTGATGATGTGACCACCGGGCCGGTCTTCTTTGATCGTCTTGAGCGCCATGTCGGTTTATCCCTCGCTTAATTGGCCGGACCGGTGAGACCGCCCCAGACGCCGCCCTCGGTCACTCCGCCGCGGGCACCGCTGAGCGCCCCCTTCCACAGATCGACCACGGCTTTCTCGTCCGGACCGTCGACCGGCGGCTGCGGAGCGCCGGTATCGACCAGCGGCGTGTCGCGCGCGATCGTGTCCTCGCCGGCAAGCGGATCTCCCGCCTGGCGCTGACCGGGCCGCGCTTCTGCCGCAGGAACGGCCGGCGCTGCTTGTGCGGCGGCGGCAGGGGAAGCTTTGAGCGCCGAAGCGATCTGCTCGGGCGTATTGTCGGTGGTCGAAAGGAGTGTGATCGCGAGGCCGGTCCGGCCAACTGCGTCCTCGCTGGTGAGCACCGATCCCATGCGCTCGCGCTCGGCGGTGCGCCCTTCGATGATTCCGGCCTTGCGGCCTTCCTCATATGCCTTTTCGGCAATGCCCTCGAGTTCGGTCGTGCCGGCGGACTGTTGCTCGGCGCTAAGTCCGGGCGCGCCGGCCGCAACTGCAACAGCGGCGGCCGGAGCCGCCGTCGTACCGAGAAGCTTTGCAAGAAGTTCTTTGCCGCGCATCGCCACCGTCCCTACCCAATTGCCTTGGTCAATCTCGCGAACATTTCCTGCTCGCTTATGACCTCGTTGACAAGACCGATGGCTCTGGCGTCCGCACCCATATACGTCAGGGCTTCGGTTTTGAAAACAGTTTCTGTCGAGAGGCCGCGATTGCGCGCGACCAGGTCCACGAACTGATCGCGCACGACGTCGATTTCGTCCTGCACCCGGGCGCGAACATCATCCTTCAGCGGCTCGATCGAATTGAACTCGGCCTTGTGCTTGCCGGACCTGATGATCGTCGCGGTAATGCCTTCCATCTCGAGCGCCTTGGACTCTTCGACGTGCACGACCAGCACGCCGATCGAACCGACGCCGCCGGACGGCGGGACCGCGACAATGTCGGCGCTCGAGGCGATCGCATAAGCCGCAGAGTATGCATCGTCGGCGGCCATCGCGACCATCATCTTGCCGCCGTTCGAAGCTCTGTTTTCGTAGATGAAGTCGCACAGGCCGAAGCATCCGGACACTTCGCCGCCCCCTGAATTCACGTCGAACCAGATCGCCTTGACGTCGTCATCGTCAAGCGCCGCGCGGACCTTGGCTTCGATCCCGTCGTACCCGGTCATCCCGCAATAGGGATTCATCCCGTTCTTTTTCACGAGGATGCCATCGACCTCGATGACGGCGACGCCGGTTTTCGATCGCGTCAGCTCCGGAGTGTCCCAGCCGCGCATCTGAAAATTGTCCATCCGGTTGCCGCCGGCCAGCCGCTCAAGACCCTGCTTGTCGTAATAGCGGCCGGCATCGTCCTGGAGAGCTTTCAGCGCGAAGCGGTCCCGCATGATGGCCAGTACGAACGCCGCGCGCTCGGGAGTGATCGCCAGCGGCCGGTTGTAGACGCGCTGCATCGTGAACGTGAAATCGCGGGCCATCGGCTATCCTTCTCCACGCCGCTGTTCGTTGGGCGGTGCATTCTCATTCGCGCCGGTTCCAGCCGGATCCTGTCCCGGCTGTTGCCCGGGTGGCAGCGCTTCGGGCAGAAGGCCGGCCGCCTTGAGCGTTTCCTGTTCGCGGGCGCGTTCGTCGACGATCTCATCGAACGACATGCCCTGCGCAGATGCCTCGCGGGTGAGGGTCGAAAGCGGTCCGGTCGGATTGGTGCGGAGCACTGCGGCGCTCGCTTCCTTCATCGGATCGACCCAACCCATCGCCGGCCCGGTCCAGACGCAGCGGGTGTACGCTTCGCGCTCCTGATTGAAGTTCGGCTTGCCGGGAGGCAAAGGGAGCCAGCCCTTCACGACGCATTCCTCGAGCACGGCATCCAGAACGAGCGACGGCACCGACGTGCAGAACAGCGACCGCTCGGCGACAATGCCACGCCAGATATCGACCAGCGCCGCGCGTGCCGACGAATAATTGACCTGGCTGTAGTCGAGCGAGAGTGACTCGGCGGTCGTGTTCAGCGCCGATGCGAAGTCGCGCATAAAGCCATTCCGAAACTTCGACGGATCGCCGGCGCTCCGGTCCGCCGAGCTGATCATGATCTCGTCCTCAAGCGGCAGAACCGGAATGCGCTGCGGCCCAATGCGGAGCTTCAGTTTGTCGTAAAAGCCGAACCGGTTGAGGACTGCCCTTCCGTCCGTTCCAGCTGGTGCCAGGTTTTCCTGTGCCTCCTCCGGCGTTCCCTTCGTCTTGACGTAGGTCGCCATCGCCGCAGCGACGATCGCCGCACCGAGCGTCGCGCCATCGAACTTGTCCAGCATTTGCGAGCGCTTGAGAATGTTGATCAGGCTGGTGATGCCGCGCTGGGCGGCGCCGCGGTGCTTCGAAAAATAGTGCCAGCCCATCGGCCGGCCGACGCTATTTTCGCGCGGGCAATAGCCATAGCTCATGTCGGTAAGACCGACCGGACCGCGCGGCATTTTGTTGAAGTAGAAGCCGAGCATGCGGCCGTAATCGTCGAGCAGTTTGCCTTCGACCACGTTGGGATTGCCGGCATATTCGGGCGGAGTTTCAACGCGCAGCGGATCCAGCACCGTAACCGTCGTAGCCCAAGGCGTGCCAAGACGCCGCTGGCGCATGACGTCGTAGTGGATAATCCCGAAGGTCTCGCCATCGGGCCCCGCCGCATTGCGCATCGCCATCCACATCAGGCCGCCGAAGGTGTGGTGGCCTTCCGCGTCGCAGATCTTGCGCCGGTCGATCGCCCACGACTTGAACAGCGCCTCGCCGATCCGCGCATATTCCGCCGCCCACTTGGGTCCCTCGACAGCATCGAAGCCGAGTGTGCGCCAGTCCGGCTGGAGCCGTGGGAATAGATCCGCGCCGACCAATGTGTTGACCTTGCGATCGAGGCCGCCGCGGATGGTCTCCGATCGGCGCTCGACCTGCCTCGCCTGGCGAACGGCTTCGCGCCGGCTGATCTCGATTTCCTCATGTGCGCTCATGAGGCTTGGGAACAGGTACGCGTTCGTCGGCCATGACTCGAGCGACGGATAAAGCGCCGATGGGCCGTTAGCCGCGACGCCCGGGATGGTCGTTACGATCTCGCTGTCTTCAGCCATCAGTCAAACTCCACCCCGATTGCGCGGCCGCATCCGCCGTTGGCCCGGCGGTCCTTCTCGCGCAAGAGCGCCTGCAATTCGACGTCGAGATCGCGAAGGTTGGCGCGGGTATATTCGATCGTGCGGTCCGCGTCAGTAATTCGGCGGACGGTCCCGACGCCATCGCCGGAGATAATGACCGCGCGGCGCGCATTGCGGAAGGCAAGGATCTCAGCATCCAGTTGTTCGTCGGTGAGATCGCTATAGAGCCCCATCGGTGAAATCTCCCTCGACGTCGGAATTGAGATCAGCAAGCCTATCGTAATAGGTTTGAGGCCGCGCCGCCATTTGTTCCGACGGCCCACGACCAGCAACTTCACCGCGCGGCATCGGTGTCGCCCAGACCGGCCGGTCGTTCACCCAATCGATTTCCTGCCGATCGGGGCGCAGCGTGTAGCGCGCGACCTCGGCGGCAATCCAGCCGTCCCAGGTTTCGTTACGGCCAGTCGCCACCCATTCGTCATTGACCAGACGCTCCGATGAAAGCTCGCGCCAATACCGGTCGGCGAGGTTCGCCGGCGCATGCATCGCGCCCGGGCCCTCGAGTATCTTCATTCGCCGAGCGATGATCTTCTTGACCGAATGAACATTCACCGTGCGCTCGAAAACCGGAACGACCAGAGCGCGGCCGGAATCGTCTTTCGCGACCTGCCGCGAGTTTCCGTAAATCTCCGGCTGATGCTTCGACGCAGCGCCGCGCTGAAGCTGGATGCGCCAGCCGGGCACCTGCGGCCGGCCGCGGCGGTTGGGGTCAGTGATTTTCGCTACCCAGAGCTTGGCGTTGTTCGCAACCGTCGCATCCTTGGTGTCGCCAAAGCCGCCTCCCATGTCGATCGCGGTGCGGGCGACCGACAGGAAGAGATCGTCTTCGTCGCCTTTGTTCGATGCGAGCGGCCACGACATATCCAGCACGCGGTGCTCGATCAGGTCCCAATCGGTGAGGTTGTTCGCCGGGTCGACATTGTCGCCGTTCGGCCATTGCTTGATCGGGAAGGCGTCGACCAGGAAGGATTCAAGGTTGCGCTTCCAGCCCACCACGCGAACTTCGAAGCGGTCGCCCTGAACGTCGACGAAGGCGGTGAGAAAATCGACGCCGTGCGGTACGGTCTTGAGCGGATATGGCGTCGCCAGCCGGCCCTTCAGCACGCGCCAATCTTCGACCTGCTCTTCCGCTTTCGCCCCTTCGAACGTCTCACCCAATGATTTCACCACGACCTCTTTCAGGTTGGTGGCATCGCCCGTCGTGTCCGCGCTGATCTTCGCCAGCGCATATTCCGCCGCCAGTTCGCCCAAGTCCACAAAGGGCGCCATGAAGCCGTGGATAACGAAGCCCATCGTCGGGCCTGTGCGTCGCTTGCCTTGAACGACGCCGTGGCGATCAAGCTTCTGCTGCGGCTGTAGCCACTGCCCCTTGGCCATGATCTTCAGCCGTTCGGCATTGTCGAAATGCGCATTGCAGTGAGGGCAGGCCAGACGCGCTTTCTCGCGCACCATGTCGCGAATGTCGCGCGGGTCGACGTCCTCGACGTTCTCGAGCAGAGCCGAGAGGTTCCACGTCATGCGGATCTGTGACTCCGCCGCCGGCGATGAGGCCTTCCGGCATTTCGGGCAATTCACCCACCACAGATGGACGATCGCTTCCGACAGCACCTGGTCGATGCCTTCGGTAGGACCAGCGTCAGGATGCGAGCAAATGTATGCGAGAGCGTCGGCGCCGAACTCGCGTTGCCGGTTGCGGATGAGGGTCAGGATCGCCTTGCGGACTCTCTTCGAATAGCCGTCGATCTCGTCGGCGATGACCAACGGCGCAGCCTTGCCGCGCGTCGTCTTCAGCGTCGCGGCGCGGAATAGGACCAGCTGACCGCCAATCCTCTTCCTGGTCAGGGACGTGCGGCGATCGCGCGTGAGCCGGGCGGCGACGCGGGGATGATTCTCGATCATCCACTCGCCGCGCTCCTCCATGTAATCTTCCATGTCCTCGGCGGTCTGCATGTACCAGAGGACGCGGCACGGCCGGTTGGACCAGCGATTGAGCGCGACGTTCTCGCCGGCCACGGTCTTGGCCGAACGGGCGGGCCCTTTGACGCCGACCTCGCGAACGCCGTGCTCATCGCAGGCGTCCATGATGCCGTCGGCGTAGATCGTCAGCTCGGGGTTGTAATCGATGACCTTGCCGCGGACCTCGAGCTTCCGATGCTTCCGCGCCCAATCCTTCGTCGCGATGGATTCGGCGGGGAGGATCGCCTCAAGCGCGAGCGCGAACGCCTTTCTTGGATCCTGGACGTGGGCGAGGTCGCCGAGCGCGATGAGGTCTTGCTCGATTTGCCGCTGCTGGATGAGCGTTGAGGTCAGCATTTCCACCCAACATATCGTTGAAACGGTTGTAGAGGCGCAAGAGTACGTCTTTGCCGCCGCCGTCGACCAGGTCGCGCACATGCGCCGGCAGCTTGCCGTTCGGGTCGACCAAATCAGACAGCTTCGAGAGCGTGCTGCTCATCTCGCCGAAGACTTCCGACGCGACCTGCTGGACGTCGGTGAACTTCACCAGCATGCCCTGCTCGCGCAGCCGCTTGTCGCGCTCGGCGCCGGCGCGGGCGAGCGCCAGCATCTCGGTCGGCGGCAGCGGTTCTTCTTCGTCGGCCTTCGATGCGCCCAGGATCCTCGCAACCTTCGACGATCGCTTGGCGACGGCCTGATCGTTGCGGGTTTCGTGGTTCAGAAGACACTCGAGCGTCGGTTTGGCGTCATAGAGAAGGGCATTCGCCTGCTTGCCGATCGGCTCGGGGAAATCGGCAATGTCGTTCCTGATGTTGAGGAACCGCGGCTTCGTCACGCCCCACAGGCGCGCGATATCGTCGAGAGTGATGGTCTCGCCCTTCTTAAACCGCTTCAAGGCGGCCTTGAGATCAGCGCGGCGGGCGACGGACGACTTCATGCATCGCGCCAAAGAAGAGCGGGCTGAAGCGGATTGATGCGGTGCCGACCGCGCGCCATAGGGTGCGTGGGCGCGCCGCTGGCCGTTTTTCCCCAGCACCAAATCGCCGGATACGGCTCAGCTCCGCTCTGGATTTCCTCGACGACGTGCTCAACCCACATAGGGTCGCGATCAGCGAGCGCGCCCCAACATGCGAATACCTGAGCCGCTGCCTTCGCTTCCCTGATAACGGCCGGCAAATTCACAAAATGCAGCGCATCTCGCGCGTCCCAATCCAGCCCCGCATAAATATCCGCGACCTTCGCGTAGCAGTCTTTCGGATTAGAGCTTGTGAAGGGATAAAGGTTCACCGCGGCATACCCGCCGAAGCCGTAATGCTGGCACCAGCGAATCCACCACTTGGACGTCGGATCATCGCTGTCCGCGTCGGCGTCGGACGGGTTGTGGCCGATAATGCATGCCTGCGGTCCAGGCGCCCACCATCTCCGAAGCACAACGCGGTCCCGGCCGCGGAACTCGGCCGTCCGCCGGATGCCTGGCTGGCCAAATAGATCGGTTTGCGACGCGAGGCAGGTCATGTGAGTTTGGTCCGCAGTCTTTCGCGGGAGGTCACCCGTTTGTTGGGACGCTGCTGTAGGCGATACGCCGCCATGTCGCGTTTAATCCCCATCTGGGCGAGGATCTTGTTTCCGCGAAAAGGGATGCGACTGCTCGCTGGCTTTCGGCCGTCCGCGACTTCGATGAAATGCTCGAGGACGCTCGTCTCGTCGTCGGTCAGCGCGCGCGTCCGCGAAATCTGATCGATCTTCTCCACGATCTTCTTCGCGTGCCGGCGAGCGAAGTCAGTCATGCTCACCCGGCAATCTCCAGCAAGCGCTCGACATGCTTGCGCTCAGTGCGGAGCTTCGCGACCTGCGGCTCGACGATCTCAATGACCATCGGCACGACGTCGCCTTCAAACCGGGCCTTGCGGCGTACCGACGTCAGAGCGTCTAGAACCAAAGCCGAAGGCAGGTCGTGCAGCTCGGCCAGCGCAAGGTCGATCCAGTCTTCCTTGTGCTCCGCGGCGAGGCCGGCCTTGAGGATGCCGATCTGGCGGCCGAGCGCGACCGCGAGTGCTTCGTGGCCATCCTCTCCGCCGGGGCGCAGTTCATCGTCGATCGCGCGAATAGCCACCGGCAGCGCCTGCCTAACGTCCGGCAAGAGCGCGCGCCTGATTTCCTCCACCGGCGCCTCGGCCCTGGCGAGATCGAATGCGGGAGATGACACGACTTGTTGCCTCGCGTGTAGACCCGAGCTTGCGTTCGCCAGTTGATTGTCCATTGAACCGCCCCTCCAGTGTTTTTTCGAAATTACGCTTTTCCAGCAGGAACGACAGCGTCAGCTTGAACGGCGGGCGCCCGTCCCGGCCGGCGACTTTACCCTGCAGGAAGTCGCTCTGATCGATATTCTTGAACAGGTCGTTCCAGACGTCGATGACAGTCTGCTCGCCCACGATGTTCGCTTTCGCCAGCCTCATCGCCTTCTCGGCGGCTGACTGCGTTGGCATCTTGCCGCGGAGCGGCGTGGCGAACGCGCGCGCGGCCCATTCTTCGGAGATATGAACCGCCAAGTCGTCGATTGTCGGATCCTTCGGAGGAACCGGAGGAAGGCCTAGCGGGAGTTCGCAATCACCAGATTGCGTAGACTCTATACCTTCATATGGTTGTTCTAATGGTTGTTCACTGCATGCCTCACCAAGTGAGGCGGGCCCCGCCTCATTCTTCGAGGCAGGCCCCGCCTCAATCTGAGGCCCCAGAACGGGCGGCTTTTCGGTCTCGTCGTCGGGCACCGAAAACATGGGTCCCTTGGTCGGATGGAAGAAGGCGGCCTTGATCGGGAGGCGGTAGATATTGCTCGAGCGAGCGCCGCTTTCGCGCTTCCCTTCGAAGGTCTGGACCAAGCCTTTTTCCTCCAAGTGACGCAACCATCGTTGAACGCTCGCCCGGCTCATGTCGGTGTCTTCAGCGATCTGACGTACAGACGGGTAGACCATATTGCCGTTCTTCCCGCCAACGCGGCTGGCCAATCCGACAATTAGCAGCATCCTCGCTGGCATCGGTTCGCCGCGTGATACGCGAATAGCCCATGCCACTGCTTCGTGTGAGTTCATGCTCCGAACCTTTCGAACAAATCGCCTTCGTCTTCGTCGACCATCCCTTGGCTGGAATGGTAATTGCTGCCCCGCACCGCTGAGTTGTCGCCGAGGAAGTTCGCCTTGCGTGCGGCATTGGCGCCGAACCTGGTCTTCGCCGCGATCAGTTCGATCTTCCCGCGGGCGTGGCCCATGTCGACGACCCAAGCCTCCATCTCCTTGCCTTCCTGCTGCGGCTTGGCCTTCTCCAGGTAATACTCCTCGCGGTACGTCATGAGGACGTTGTCGGCGTCCTCCTCGAGCCGGCCTGAATCGCGCAGATCCGACAGCCGCGGTCGCTTGTCCTCGCGGCCTTCCACCTGCCGCGAGAGCTGCGACAGAGCGATCATGTGCGTGTCGTGCTTCTGGGCGATCGACAGCAGCGCTTCCGAAACCGCGTTCACCCTACCTCGATCGTCGCCGACCCTGTGCCGGCCATCAGCGGTGAGCAGCTGCAGGTAATCGACGACGCAGAATGCGAGCTTCTTGCCATCGCGCTTCAGGCGCATGGCTTCGCGAGCGACCAGCGCTTCGACGCGCTTGACGTCGGTCCGGCCGACATGCGCGAACTTGATCGGCAGCGATTGCGCAACCTCGCGAGCGCGAAGGAGATCGCGGCGCTCGTCCCGCGACAGGATTCCCTCCTTCAGCGCCCTGAACAAAATCGGACGGCCGGCGGCGTGCAGCAGGTCAGCGGTCAGCTTGAGGCTGAACATCTCCGCGCTGGATTCGCAGAGCGCGTAGAGGCCCGCGTTGCCATTGAGCGCATATCCAAGCGATGCCGACATGGCGAGGGTCGACTTGCCCATGCCCGGGCGGCCGGCGATGATCGTCATCTGGCCGCCCTCGAGCTTGCCGAGCAGCGTATCCATGTCGCTGATGAGCCTGCACGAGGCTCCCGGGATGCCGCTGTCGAGAGCCTTGTCGGTACGGTTTACGGCGAGATCGATCATCTGCTCCGTCGAGAACATGTCGACCTGCCGAATCGACGTCGAAGCACGCGCGACGGCGATCTCAACCTCGGCCAAGAACGGCTCAATGCCGCCTTCGTCGAGCATCGCCTCGAGTCCGTTGTCGATCGAGGCCTTTACCATGCGCATGTGGGCGAGGTCGCGGACCTGGGCCGCAAACTCGAGTGCGCCGATAACCGCGGCACCTGATCCGGTGAGCTGCGCCAGATACCCAGATCCCCCGACTTCCTTCATGGCGCGGTCGAGATCGAAGATTGGTTTCAGGGTCACCGGATTTGCGATCTTGCCGGCATCCGTGAACTTGCCGATGACGCGGAAGATGCGGCCGTGCAGCGGCTCGTAGAACATGTCCTCGCTGACGATTGCGCGGACGCGGTCGACCAGGCTGTTCTCGATCATCATCGCGCCGATAAGCGCCGCCTCGGCTTCGACATTCGCCAGCGGCGGCGGCTGATCGTTCCCCCCATTACTCACTCGGCCTGGCTCCTGGCTCTTTGGTTATTCGGCGATCGGCGGCAACGGTTCGTCCAGCAGGGCGAGGAGGCCCGGCTTGGGTGTCTTCGTACAGGGATGGCGAGCACGGTGATTGCGCGCCTTGAGACGAAGTTCAGCCAGCTCGGCATACTCTGGCTTAAGTTCGATCAGGATCGAGTTGCGCCCGAGGATTTCAGCGACGAGCGCTGTCGTCCCTGCGCCGCCGAATGGATCAAGCACGGTGCCGCCCTTTGGGCATCCGGCAAGGATGCAGGGAACGATAAGCGCCGGCGGGAATGTTGCGAAATGCGCGCCTGGGTAGGAGGCGGTTGCGATCTCCCAGATTTCCGGCGGAATGATCGGCGATAGATCAGGCTCGTAATTGCGCAGGAGCCGGCCGTTTCCCCGCTGCTCTTCGCGCGGCATCGCATCCCAGCGCTCATTGAACCCTTGGTGCCGGCGCGAATGTCCGCGCTGCTTGTCCGTGCGCAGATTCCCGGTCGTGGTTCGCTTCCGGACGCCGTCACCGTCGCTTCCGGGGTATCCATTGCTTATCTCGACACTTGATGGCGGCATGCGCACCGAGACCGCGTCGTAATAGGTCTCGATATTGATCCAGCGGGGTCCGTCGCGGGAAGGGTCGGTGACCAGCGGGCAGCGCTCTTTCAGGTTTGGGTTGAAGCTGATCTCGCCCGTGTCTCGAGCGCGATAGACGTCGCCCCCTTCGCGCGTGAGAAGAAAGATTTTCTCATGGCTGGTCGACGGACGGTAGACGCCAGACGAGTCCGGCATTGCGTTCGGCTTGCCCCAGACTATCTCGCTCCTCACCCACCATCCGGCATCCTGGAGCGCGATCGCCAGCCGATTGGGTATCATACAGAGATCCTTCGGCTTTAGGTAACCGCCGGCAACAATCCTGCCGCCGTGCTCGACCCGGGTGATTCTGCTGTCGGCGTCGTTCCACTTCCCTCGTAAAGTCTTCGCGTACTCAGCCTCGTACCGCGGACCATCGCCGACAACGCGATGATTCGGAATGCTGGCACCATTGACTCCGCAATTGCCCAAGTTCCCGCTCCGCCCGCGCCGGCTGCGGTTGCGGGGGCTTTCGTCTTTCTGGAGACGTGCGATCGGACCGGAGGGATTGTTCCCGCCGCCTCGACGCTTCGTGCCGTTCGCCGGCTTGCCGGGGCGCTCGGTGCCGCTTTCTGCGCCATAAATCGGACCAACAGTCGAGAAAGGCTTGTCGCGGAACGTGCGATCGTCGGTGGCGACGGCCTTTGTGTCCGCAGCAGAGCGACCGTTCGGCGCGGTCGCATAGCAGTCGCCGTAATTCAGCCAGAACGAGCCCGTCGGCTTGAGGACCCGCCTGACTTCCTCGAAAATTTCGACCAGCGCAGCGATGTGCTCGCCAAGCGTGGGCTCGAGGCCCAGCTGCCCCTCGACGTCATAGTCCCGAAGCCCCCAATAGGGCGGCGACGTGACGCACATGTCAACGGAAGCATCAGGCAAAGTCCGCAGCTGCTCGAGCGCGTCACCGATCAGTATCTGTGTGGTCATCGCCCACCCTTCGCACGCCGCGCAGCAGCGAGCATGTTCTCGAAATCGTACTGCGCATTCAGCTTGAATTCGCGCGCCTGCGCCTCGGTGCATTTGAACGTGCGCATGATCCAGCCGACGCTGGAGAACGCGACAACAGCACAGGCAGCGCTCATTCCTTTGAGCTGCTGCGGGTCTATCGGCGGTCGCGTGGGTGTGCCCTCGACGAAGCCGGTCTCAGTAAGGCCGTCGGCGGCTTTCTCCCCTGTGCTCATCGCTGCGCTCCCGAGCGATCGAAAAAGGCATTGTCGCGCCAGGGCTGGGCAATGCCTGCGCCATGCTTGTTGCGAAGCGCGATGTAGTAATCGAGCACGAAGAAGGCCTCCGCCTCATTGTCATTGGTCGGGTCGAAGCTGAGCGCGCGGCACTCTTCCATCGCCCGGCGCTTCGCTTCGTCGCGCTTCATGTGTCCGGTCCCGAACGCATGCTTGCGCCACGACCCGATCGGCACGGTGTAGCACTTCGCATCGATGCGGTAGGCGAACCATTCGACCATCGTCGCGAGGCCGATCAGCCGGTTCAGCACCTTCATGTCCATCTTGCCGGCGACATGCTGGGCCTCGAAGACGATGTGCTCGAGCCCGCCATGCATCTGATGCCGGTCGGCGAGAAACTGGCGCATGTTCTCCGCAGCGCGTCCGATCTCCCCCGGGTCTGAGGGAAACCGGACGCTGCCCAGGTACGGCCGATCGGGCGTCCTCGGATCAAGGAGCGCCCAACCGGTCGTCGTGGCGATATCAAGCGCCAGTATCGCCATCAGTGCTTTTGCGCCGGGAACGGGTGGACGTTGCCCTCTTCGAACTCGGCGGCATCCGCTTCGCGCTGCGCGGCGATTTCGGGATCCACCGGGGCCTTGCTGATATCCTCTTCCAGCGCATCCGGTGCCTGCGCTTTCGTACCCTTGCCGCCAGCCGGCGCCTTTTTCGGCGCGGCCTTGCCTTCTGGCCGCTGAGCGCGATCGACCAGGTCGTCGAAATTGTCATATCCGGCGAAGTTCAGCAGGCCGATGAGCGATCGCAGGTAGTCGGTGCGCTTTTCCGGCGCCATGCGGTCGATCTGGACGAACGTCTTGGCTGCGCCCTTGTGGACGCCATGCTGTTTCTCGATGCGCGTGAACAGCGTCGCATTGTCCTGCGCGAGGCTGCGCTGGTCAGCATCATTCGACCGAAGCTTGCCGCGGACGAGACCGATGACGGATTCGAAGTCGGGACCATCTTCGTCCCTGCGGATATTTTCGCTGTTGGCTGATCGGGCCATAGCTCTTCACTCCTGGAGTTGGCCGGGAGCGCGCCGGCCGCGCGTTCCCCGTCAGGCGGCCAGAGTGACCAGATGGCGGATGAAATCGAATGCGGTGACGTCGATGCCGCGCTCAGCTGCGGCGCGGAGAACGTCGGGCCGATAGTCTTCCGGAATATGTTTCACCGTCCGACACCAATAATCCACAGTTTTTATGTTGAAGCCGGTCGCCGCAGCGAACGAACGGCGCCCACCGAATCGGTCGGCAATGAACTGTGCTTGGTTGAACTTCTCTTGCATCTGGGCTTCCGGCTAAGAGTGTAGACCATCACGGCCGACACGGTTGTTAAAATCGCCGCTTTGGTATGGTGCAACAATGATTGCCGTCAATACCACGCGCTAAAATATTTATCTTGCGCGACACGCCATCAGCAGTTTACGCAATGGCCTCAACGATTCGCCGGAAGCCATCCGAGCCATGACAGAGATACCGGACCCCAGAGTCCACGCCCGCCACTATTTCAAGAAGCCGCCGGCCTTCGCCCTGGCCGTCGACGAACCTTGGTGGTGGCCGGTGCTGGCGCTTGGATCCGATATCATCAACGTCCATTTTCAATGCGGCTATCGCGGCCCGCTCGCGATCGTCAGCCGCGAACAGAAGCCGTGGCATCGCAGCCGTGATGTTCAGGCGATCGAAGCGATCCTGCGCGCGGAGAAACGGCCGGCATTCGATGCCTACAGCTGTCCGAAGGCTCCCGGGATGATCGTCGGCTTGGTCGACGTCGTCGATTGCGTCGATGATCCCAAAGAGCAGACGTCATGGTTCGTCGGGCCCTATGCGCTGATCGTCGAGAAGCCCTGTCTGCTGCCGATCGGCCGATCGGGCGCAATGCAGCAGGCGCAGGGCCTTATGGCAGTCGACCCGGCGAAACGGGACGCAATTCTTTACGGCCTAACTTCGATGGCCAATGGACACTTTCAACCGGGAGCGGAGAAACGGCGATGAGCACACGGCTTTACCATGTGAAGATGAAGCGCAAGAGCGTGCTCGTCGAGGCGCGCAGCCAGGAACAGGCCGTATTGAAGGCGACCAAGTCGCTCATCACCAGCATCACTATCCCGACGCCGATGGAAGCGTTCAGGCTCAAGGCCGAAGGAGCCGAGATCATTTCCGACACACTCCCAGGTGACTTGGAGCCTACGCCAGAACAGAAAATGGAGATGGGACGCGAACACGCCAGGGCGACAGATGGCGAAGTCGGCCGCATGGGCCTGTCCGCAGGCGAAGTCGCCGACGAAGAAGACGCTGGCGAATAATGGACCTCGAGCAGATATTCGTTCCAGAGCCCGACGGGGCCGATGCGCCAGCCGAAGGCTTCTACGAGGTCACCAGGCGCGGCAAGGTCGGCCTTCCGGTGCATATTTGGTTCGGCCCTCCGGTAGATCCAGATGACGGCTCGTATCAGCTCGATCGCGGACCGCGCTGGCAGATGATGGTCGGCGATCGCCTGATCGATCCTGTCGACGAAGAGTGGGACGAAATCTGGCCGCAATGCGCCAAGTCGCCAATCACCCGCGGGGAGTACCACTATCGGCTCAAGCGGATCGCCTACGCCAAGGAGCACGGCGCGGCGAGCGATCCTTGGGCCAGCCGCCGCGGGAAGATTGACCTGCTCACCGCCCCAATTCCGGAGTGAACGCAATGATGAGCGATCTAGTAGTCGTGCTTTCCGTACTCGGCTTCGCGGGCTCGGCAGCTTTCAGCGTTTGGCTTTTGCGATCGAACATTCGGCTCGCTGAACAAATCGAAGACGCGCTGCACGACAAACATCTACTGCAGATAGCCTGCGACGATGCGCGCGATACTTTCCGTCGATACGCCGAAATCCATCTGGCGAAGAACACGCCGGAGGGAGACAAGAAGGCCAACTCCAACACGGAAATGGCTAACCGGCTTACGCGGGTCCTCAAAGGCACCGGATATCAGGAACTCGGGCCGATGCAGAAAGCCCTCCGCACGCTCGCACAGCGGATGAAGGTGGCAGCCGATGGCCGATAATACGAAAATCGAATGGGCTGACAGCACTTGGAACGTCATCAA